CAGGCCAGATTTCGCCGTGCCATGCCTCAAGCCCCCGAAGGAGAACCGCATTCCCCCATGCGTCGGCAATTGGATAGGAGATGCTGGCAAGGCTGAGTGCAGTCAAGTCGAGCTCGATTGCTTTCGACAGCGGGACGAGGCCTACAGAGGTCGCAATCGCGAGATCACCCGCGCCGCGGATAAACGCATTTTTGCCAAGTGGGCGGCCGATCCGATATGTGCCAGCCTTCGACCATGACGCCGCTTCATCGGGAGACAAGCCCTGATAGATGGCCACCTCGCCCTCGCTTGAAATGAACGCGCACTGTTCCGATAGACCACCATCCCCACCCGACGAGAGAGACCACTTCTGGCCGAAGAGCAATTCGCCGCCAATTGCGAAGACACCCGCCAGAGGGAATAAGGTCGCGTCGCCTCCGATAGAATCGACATCGAGATACCACGCGTTCATTGTGCCTTTCTCGACGAACCAGAGCCGGTTCTTGTAGGTCCATACGAAACTGAACGCCGCCGTGGTGAGGCCGCCGGGGATCGTAAGGCCGGGGATATGGATCGCATCGACCCCGTTGGCCGTCGCTTCGCCCCCGTCTGTGTCGGTCAATGTTTCGTTGTCATCGAACGGACCACCTGAAATGTCGTAGATATAGAGGTTGCCCGTTCCGCCCCCCAAATCCTCAACGCGCCAGATCGTCGCTGTCGCACCAGAAGTCCCGCCGGTGACGACATCTCCAATCGTGAACTCGCTCACTTCGGCGTCATAGCCCAGGACGCTCACGCCGCCCGCGACATACGGGAAGAAAGCCGCCCCATCGTAGATAAATCCAGTGTTCTCGCCGTTCACCCCGACGAGATAGACACCCCCGGTCGTGGCGAACTGGACTGTGGACCAATCCCCGCCGGTAAATCCGCCCATGACGCTCAGGAACTGCGTGGACGACCAACCGAACCAGTCGCCGTCTTCGGTTACGATCAGTTCGCCATCCTCGGTGCCGATTTCGGCATCCGTCGCGAATTCCACGTCTGTGATATCGTATATCGTCGAAGCCGTAGCCCCGAATAGTTTCCGATTGGCCCCGTTTTTGTAAGCGAACAGCGCTTCCGCATCCTCGCTCCCGTTCCCCAGAGTGCAGTGCCGGCGCTTGCCGCGGCGAAGGATAACGCTGGTTGCGCGGGGAATGAAGTTATCGAGGATCGCGGCTCCTTGCTGTGCCTTGCCATCCTGCCCATTAGGGACAGCCAGCGCGCGGTTCGAGATCCATCCTGCGATTGGACTGGCGAACTTCTTGACCTCGGATTTGCGCTGCTTCGGGCGCTGGATCGTGCGGGCGTACATCAGTACGGCCCTATTGCGCCGCTCCACGCCGGGAACGTGCCGCGAAACCTGACTCGGCTACCCTTGCGGATCACGCGAGAGCCTTTGTCCTTCCCCGCTTCTTCGGAGAGCGCCTTGGCGAAGGCCTCCTGATCTCCGGTGAAGTCCAGCTTCTTTTGCTCGCGCCACCGCCAGACGAGGCCAAGCGTTAGCAAGCGCTCTGGAAGGACAAAGCCGTCTGTGTCCGCCTCGAACACATCCCGCCGCGTCAGCGATACATTGTCGATCGCATATTCGTTGCTGATATAGGCAAACTTCGCCTCCCCGGACGGGATGGGTGAGAATGTGAAGCGGTCACCGACCAGCGTCCATGCTCCGGGGAAACCCTGAAATCCGCTATCCTGCCATGCCATGAACTCATTGATGTCGGCCGCGTGATAATAGCCCCAAAGCCATGTTTCCGGGCGCTGCATATCGGCAACCAAGGCCATGCGGTCATAGTCGTCCGGCTTGGGAAAGGAATCGGTCCCGTCCGCCGTGATACCGTGTATTTTAGTCAGGCCCTGCCAATCGTGCGACGCGAGAATATCCTTGGCCACCTCGTTGATGAGGTCGCAGATTTCGATCTCGAAAACCCCGGTCGAGCCGAAGAAGACCGAGGGGCGCTGCCCGACCAGCCGGATAGCCGCCGAAAGCATCGCCCCATAGATCGTCATGCGGCCTCAGCCTGCTTGAGCATCATTTCCAGCGTCTCGCGCTTGGGGTTGCCGCGTGGCGCCTCACCTGTGGCGAGCTTGATGCGCTCCTTGATATCGGCGTCCGATAGATCGCCATAGGCGCCCGCCTCGATGGCCACCTGCTCCGCTTCCGCCTCGCTGTGCTCCTGCGTCGGAACAGCCGTCGAAAGCTGCTGCTGCAAAGCGGCGACCTGAGCGCGAAGGTCGGCAATTTCATCCTGTGCGACGACGTTGCTGCCCCGGTCAGCGAGGAACTTGCGCGCGGCTTCCTTGAGCTTGTTCTGATGCATCCCAAGGCTTTTCAGTCGGTCACCCTCCATGCTGTGCAGCGCCTCAATCGAGTAGATCTTGCGAACCCGGCACAGTGAAAGCATTTCCGGCGTGACGCCGTAGGTGGCGAGCATATTAAGCGGCGTTCCGTCCGCTTCCTGCTGGTCGCCATTCTTGAAGGCGTTGTATTGACGCTCCCAGCGCTCGGCATAGGTGATGACCTTCAACCCTTCGCGCCGATACATGGCGTCTGCGGGGAAGATCGGGGAATAATTGCGCGATCCGGCGAAGCGGATTTCGACCACTTCGCGCTGCTTGAAAACGGCGCGCCCCGCGATCTCGCTCTGGGGCACGTCCTCCACCTCGATATATTTGAATACCGGGGTAACCTCGATTTCTTTGTCGGTATCGATTTGAACCATCTGCATCGTTTCAGTCCTTTAATATGGGAAAAAGGAAGGGGGCCGAAGCCCCCTGCCAAGGTTCAGGGGGCCGTGCCCTTTGCGACCCAGAAGCGGTCACCGGCGACAAGCGTGCCAGAGTAGAAGCCGGTATGCGGGGCGTACCAACCACCAGAGCCGGAAGCGACGGTGAAACGGGGGTCAGCCGAAGCGCCGTTGTCCGTGAGGGTGACCTGCGTACCGGGCGACGCCGCAACGGTGATCGTGCCGCTCGCTTCGACCCACATATACTCGCGCCCGTTGTCGGCGAACGCGGTAACGCCAGTCTGCGGCGACATGGCCTGTCCAGCGCCAGCCGCACCGCGGCCCGCGCCTTCGTACCATGCCTGATCCGACTTCACGACCTGATGGAGATCAGGGCCGAGGTTCGGGGTGATGCGGAAGGGGGAAGTCGTCATGATCGTTCTCCTTAAGCCGACGTGTCAACGCGGACGCTGAACAGCGGGTTTTCGAGCACGAGACCGCCGCTCCACACGATGCCCTGAGCAATGGCATCCTGATTGATCGGACGGAGGCCGTTGCCGGGATGGAACGGCACGAACGACTGGCCTGGGAACTCGTAGAGCGCCAAGCCTTCCGTATCGATGCCGAAGATGGTGTTCGCGGGCATGACCGAACCGATCCCGCCAGCCGCCACAATATCGACCACGCCAGCCGAAGTCAGAAGGCTGATGCCCTCGAACCCAAGGCGAGCAAGACGGCTCGAACGGCCCCACGTACCCGGACCATAATCAGCCGGCGCACGCGAGATTGCCATGACGGCCTGCGAAATGGCCCGGTAGCTGAGCGGGTCCATGATCCACAGGTCTGGATAACGGCCGCCACGCGAACGAGCGAGAGCGATATGCTCGATCACGATACGCGCCGTGGTGCTGTCCCAAGCCGTTACGCCCGGTACGTCGCCAGCGGAGATATCGAAGAACGAGGTGCGCCAGTTGGCCACGTCCACACGGCTGATACCGCCATAGATCCCCGCATTCGGGATCGCCGGGATGGCGCCGTTGAGGCCGATGATCTGGCGACCACCCGAACCGGTGCCGTCCGAGATGAGGCTGGCCTCGAACTCTTCCTTCACCGACTTTTCCGCCGAGTTGAGATAGAAGGCGATCAAGTCGATCACCTCTTCCTCGCCACCGTTGAAAAGCAGCTCGGTGCCATTCAGCGAGAACGGGGCGACGACACGCGACCAGTTGAACACCGCCGAATTGAGAAGCTCTTTCGGGGTGATCTGGATATAGTCGTAACCCGTGAACCACTGTGCCTGGAGCTTGTCGAATTCGATGGGAACGCGAAGCTCCGGGCCGCCTGCTCGCTTGACCTGAATGCGGCTTCCGTTGCGTCCGACGCCTTCACCGAGAAGGATGCGGGTGAGCGGGGTGGCCTTGTAAACGATATCCTGAATGCGCTTTGACCGGCGTGCGGTCGCAGCGGTGAGCATCTGCCCATAATTGCGATCTGGATTGATCGACATGACTGTTTCCTCAGTGCCTCATCCGGCGCTGAACCGCCCTGATACTATCCAGAACGGATTCGTCGGATGTCGCCGTATCGGACGTGTCATCGGACACGGAACCGGGCGAAGATTTGATGGATTTGGGCTGGCCGCTGAGGTCTGAGGCAGCGCGGCTATCTGGCGCTAACCCGTCATCGGCTTGGGACTGATCAACATGCGAGGCCGGTTTGATCCGGGCAGCCATGTCATAAGCAGTCGCAAGCCTCTCTGACGGTGAGAGGCTGGCAGGAATCCTACCAGATTGCAGGAAGAATGCAATATCATCCTCAAGCTCGGCATAGCGGGGGTTCGCAGCGCGGAAAGGCTCGATGATATCCTTCGCAGCCGCCTCTGCCTTCATGTTGGCGATCTGGTTCTGCAAGGCCTCGATCTGCTGATTGCCCTGCTGCTGTTGCGCCGCCTGCTGGCCGCTCTGCACTATCTGCTGATAGCCTTGGTGGCCCTGCTGAGCGATAAACTGCGCAACCTCCATCATCGAGAAGGGCTGGCCGTCCTGCTTGCGGGGGCCAATCTCGGACAGGATCGCGTTCAAACCAGCGATCGGGTTGGCCTGAATGAGGTTTTCGATCTGATTGAGCCGGACGAGGCTTTCGCGAAGGTCCCGGCCATTGCTCTTGGCCAGTTCGTCGAACGGGCGGATATCGTCATAGCGCTTATACTGTTCGGTGGCGACGCTCGCCTCTTCAATGACGCGGTGGACCTCTGCGCGAACCGAGCGGGGAACGTTGCCCCACTTCTCGCGTGCCTCAGGCACGACAAACGACTTGGGCGGCGCCATATATTCGCCTTCCCCCGGCTTCGGCTCGCGGTCCTTGCGGGCTTCCTTGTCGGTTTCGGTGGCCTCTGCGGTCTTTTCGGCATCGGCGGCTTGCTTGTCGTCTTTGTCGGGAGCTTTCTCTTCCGCCTTCGCTTCGGGCTTCGGTTCAGCCTTGGCGTCGGGCTTGGGGTCGGTTTTCGGCTCGTCCTTTTTCGGCGCCTCTGCCTGCTCCTCAGCTTCCTTGAAGGCCGCGGCAACATCGTCGCGGGCGGAAGGCTCGGCAATGGCTGCCTTGCCCCCGCCGGTTGCATCATTTTCGGTGTCGGTATCGATCACCGTAGAAAGCGTGTCGTCTTCGGTATTCATGGTCAGTCCTCCAAAACGACAGGCGGCGCGACCCGCCCGTATTTTACGTCCTCAATCCCCGCCCGGATGTCGTCGCGGAGCTGCTTTTCATCGTGTTTCTGGGTTTCGCCCTTCGGGATGCCCTCACCGGGATCGAGCGGATAAAACTTCTCGCCCTTCGCGTCGGTGGCGCGCTCCCATGAAGCCCTGCTGTCGTGCAGCTTGCCGTCTGCGCCCCATTTCGGGGCCATGCAGTCAGAGAGAACCATCGGGGCAGAAATCTGGCGGCGAGCAAGTTCACCGCACTGGCATTGCTGAGCATCATCGAAGCGCGAGAGGGACACCATCCGTTCAAATCGGTGTCCCTCAGCGCAAAGATAATCGTACATCGGCATCAGGACAGGGCCTCGTTCTGGAAGTCCCATCCCTCTTGCCAAGCAGCGATAGTCTGGTGGTGATAGAGCGGACAGTCTCGGCGCGGGATCGATGCGTTGCGCGCATCTCGCCCCTGCTCGTAGAACGCCTGCATCCCAGCGTCGCGGGGCTTGGTTTCGGGCTCGCGCGCTTTAGCTTTTTGCCGGATTTTGCGCGCCGGAGCCTTTTTCTGTGCGGGTTTCTTGGCCATCGGGTCAGGCCTGCAACGCGGTGACAATGTTCGCCGCCGTGCTCGCTCCGGTCAGGGCGGCGATTTCCGCCTTGGCAGACACTGCGTCATTGATCTCGGCGGCGGTCGGCACGGATGCAGCCACGATGGCCACCACGGCAGCGGCCAGTTCAGGAGCCATGCCAAGCGCAACAAGTTTATCGACGTCGGTCATTTCATCATTCCTCTGGTTCAGGAAGGCGCTCGATAATGACGGGGGTTGCGCCTTCCGTGATGGTCACAGGGATGCCGCCCGTCGCGGATTCAGTGAAAACAGGAGCGTCGGCCTCAACCTCCGTCACCGGGAAGCCGCCGCTCTCGACGATAACGACCGCAACGCCGCTCATTGGGGTGTCCTTTCAGCAAATTGCTGCTGTCGGTCGGCACGATCCTCGCCGCGGTCCGCACGCTCTTCGGCTCGCTCCGCGCGGTCGTTCGATCGGTCGGAATCCATCGCCGCACGCTGACTGTCCTCAGCCCGGAATGCGTTTTCCGTTTCGCGTTGCACGGACTGTTCAGCGGCCTGATATTCGGCCATTTCCTGCTTGCGGATATCAAGGCCCATCTTGTTGAGAATCTCGGCAGTCTGCGCGCGCAACTTGTCGATCTCGGCCGCCTGCTTGTCGCCGTCCTGCTGCATCTGGGCGAGCTGGAGACGCAGCTTGTTCTGGGCTTCCTCTGCCTTCGCAGCGTCGGCTTGCGCCTTTTGCTGCATTTCCATAATCTTGCGCTGGTTGTCGGCCTGAGCCTGTGCGGAACGCGCCTCAACACTTGCCATCGCGGCAGCGGCCTTCGCTTTCTCGGCTTCGGCGAGCTCTTTCTGGGCTGCCATCAACTCTTCACCCTCGCCTTCCTGCGAGGATGCCAGACGGGCCATTTCAGGAGCTTGATCTATGAACTCGTCAATCGCACCATCGAGTTCACGGCCAGCGCGATAAGGAGCGAGGGCGAACTTGAGCATCGCACCGGATAGCTTGGCTCCGGTCTCTCCCATGGCGGCGAGGCTCATCAGGCTTTGCGACGCGGTGGAGAATTGTGCCAGGAACTCGTTGCGGCTCGCTTTCTCTTCAAGCTCGTCGGTAAGGATCGTGCTGCTGCTCTCGATCTCGAAGATGAATGAGCGCGCCCGGTCGTCCCGCAGCAGCTTCATCACATCCTCAATCGGCACCATGGCCTCTGCCTCAGCCA